TCAGGATCTTTATAAAAATTATCTATTACTACTACCGATTTCTTTTGAGGTCCTATATCTTTTAGAACCTTTACTTCTAAGTCATCACTTAAATCAAACATATTTAAAAAATCTTAAGGGTCAAAAAAATTCTGGAAAAATTTTTTCCAGAATCTTGTAACTAAAAAGTCAATTTTGTTTTAGGCATCTGGATTTTCATTAACCAATACACCATCAAAATAGTTTGGATCCTCTGGATCTGTTATAGTTTCTTTGTATTGTTTTACCTTAGCATCTTGTACTACCATGTCAGGATCTCTAGGCCACACTACCAAGTGTGTTGCTGTACCCACTCCTGCCCAATCTTGTGGAAGATCTCTTAACTTCTGACGGTATGCTTTCCATTCTGCTTTGAATGATTCAGATGCATCTTCTGGAATTCTATTATCAGATGCTGTTAACATCTTATTTCTAGTCTCTCTTACCCACTCCCAACCATAGATTGTTTCATCAGGTTGCCACACAGAAAATCTTGGTGTCTTCCATCCACCTGCACCAGAGTTTAGAGATGGATCCCAACCAAAACTATTCATGTCGTACACTTCAGCAAAGTGTGCGGGATCTTCGATATAAGGATTAGGGTCTGATGAAGGACCTGCTTGAACCTCTATGTGTAGAGGACCTGCAATACCACCATACAATGCAGCTGCCTGTTCTGGATGTTCATCTGCATCTAGATCGACTGCATATATGTTAGCAGGTAATGTAGAAGGATAGTCTGCCCTTGCAGGATCAACACAGTCAACTATTATGTCTGTTTTGTTGTTATTATCATCTAACTCTAACCAGAGTTTTAAATTTTTAGGACCGTTATATGTTGCAACTCCTGCGTTTGCATCATCTTGTTCAGAACCTTGCCACGAGGTAGGTACTGGGAAGATAAAAGTTTTACTTACTTGTGTAGCCATTGTTTGTTCGAGTGTTCTCTCTCATTTGTTATTTATATTATGACCAGTATGTTACAACAACTAGTCCACCTGCACCAAAACTTCCCCAACAGTTAGATCCTTCAGTACCTGCGGTAAATCCACCACCGCCTGGGAATAATGCGTGACCGTAGCAACAACCAACAGTATTACCAGAACCACATTTTGCACGACCTCTAACGAATGATGCACCCCAAGGACCTGGTACTGCACCTGTATTTGGATAGTGCTCAGTGTTACAGTACTGGTTAGCAGAGTCTGCACTAGATGTACCACCCAACGCAAAGTCCCAGTTACCGCAGACACATGCCTGTCTTTCGTTACGACACCAGTTACATTGTGTTACCATCTTACAAGTATAACACCATGATCCGCATTTATGGTGACCGTATGCTCCACCTGTTGCACAGAAGTTATTTAAACCTGGACCTTGAACATATGTTGTACAACCACAGAATCCACAACCATTTCTACCAGTACAGCAACCGCAACATGAACATCTAGATGACGCTGCAGAGCAGATAGTATATTGTGATGATCCTGCTGTAAAATCTCCTGTATGTGCATATAATGTCTTGATACCGTATGCTCCTGATCCGCCAGGTACATATCCAGATGTACAACATCGACCAGGACCTCCAGATCCTCCTCCACTTACCATCTCAAATTTGATGGTCTTTACATTCTGAGGAACAGTCCATAGAAAACAGCAGCCACCATTGCAACTAGTCCAGTAGCAGCAATCATAATAGAAGTCTTGTCTTACAACCGCAGTTGACAATCCAGTCGTCTTGGTTGAAGGTACACTAGCATCTATCAGAGCATTGGTTCCATTTATTTTCTTATAAGTTTGATAGTCAGCCATTTGTTATACTCTATGGTATTAGTATTTAGAAAAAATATGACAAAAGGGAGTCCTAGACTCCCATGAGAATTAAACTGTAATGATTCTCCAACCCTGTGATCCATCATAGAACACGAGTTCAAATGCAGCACCTTCAGTAGATACTGTTAGGTCAGAAGCGTCACCCATGATTGGGTTACCGTTTCTTGCAACCGTTAGGTTTTGTGTATCGAATGTCTTGTTGACATCAAATATTCTAACACTGTCTCCTTTGACTGGAGATGCAGGTAAGGTAATTGTGAATGCACCACCTGATGTGTTACAGAATGCTTGCTCCTTATTGGAAAGTGTAGTACCATTACCAGACACATCCACTGATGCGTATGATCCTAATGGTAACCATGCGTTACCGTTATAAAACTCAACTGAGTTTGCGTCAGTATCGTAACGAATACCACCTTCTATTAGATCAGCACCTGTTGGTCTAGTTGCTTGAGCTCCTCTTGGTGGAACTAAGATACCAGAGGTGTTATCCATCTTACCTCTTGTGAGGAATCCACGAACTGCTTTCTCTGTTGGACATGCTGCGTTTGAATCTCCACCCATTGTCTCATCAGATGAGAACTCAGCGATAGATTCACCGACCTGTCCACCGATAGCACCCAGTTTCAACTCAGTCAAACCAGATAAGTTGAATGCGGATGCGTCCAAGGTAGCAGCACCAGTTAACTGGTTAACAGAGAAGTATTCTCCAACTCTGAAGTTACCTCCTTGGTCTGTTGATACAAAGAAGATTCTACCAGGTGCGACCACATTGGTTTCATTACCCTGAGAGGCAGCGTTCTCATTAACATTTGGATATGTAGTTTCTGCAGTGTTACCTGTTCCTACTAATAGGAAGTCATGACCAGTCAATCTAATCTTGGAGAACTTACTTCTCATCAAGAATGCCTGACCATCATTACCTATGACAGGTGCAGCTCCTTTGCCTGGTGCGATAGAAAGTGTTGCTCTACCATCACCAAGAGTGATTGCTTGATATGCAGTCTTACCAATACCGCCAGGTGAACCGATGTATGTATGAACACCGACTGAAGTTGATGGTACATTTTCTGTATCTCTACCATCACCAATAAGTCTTGCGTTTAATGTTTGTATCTCGAAGAATGTATTACCTACACCAGAGATTTGAATTGGTACTCCTGCGATTGGGTCAGTTGCTCTTGGATATGCTGATGACTGTGCGATTGCAGTTCCACCATCAGGACATATGAATGCTAGTGATCCAGTCTTAACTTGTACAAAGTCTCCGAATGATAATCCATGTGCCTCAACAGTAAAGACTGTCATGATACCAGACTGAGGTGTGTACTGTGCATCAAACACAGTTACCTTAGTTGGTTCAACAAAGTCAGTTTGTGTTCTAACAATGTAGGAACTACTATCCGATTGACCCATACCAACTGTGGTAAATCCAATGGAGTCACCGACTATCGGTGCGGTAGTTAATCCTGCAACCTCTAATAGAATATCTTTCTGACCTGTGACAGAGTTTGAAGCAGATGCAATCTTAACTCTACCTGTAGCACCTGCACCGACAGAATCGAACTCAACGAATTCGCCAGGTTTGAATACTGTAGTACCAACACCGACTGCTGCGTTGACTGGGTTAGATCCAGTGTTACCAAATCCTGTAGGATACTTGAAGTATAATGCGTCAGCAGATGACTGGTCGTTAGTTAGTGTAGCACGAGCACCTGATTCAGTACCACGCATAGTAGCACCAACAGTAATCGTACCTGTTGTCTGACCTGTGACAAGTTCCATCTTATCACCGAACAATTTACCTGGTCTTGCTACCTCATGAGTAGAGAATCCTGCGGCAACTGCACCGTAAGTACCATAAGAGTTGTTACCTGATAGAGATCTGATCTCAGATCCATCATCAGAGAAGTAACCGAAGGCACAATAGTAAGTGAAGCAAGACACAACCTCAGCAACTGCATCGTCTTCTAACATGAATCCGATACCACCTGAGTTAATGTTGGTGAATGCGTCAAACACCATTGACTTATAACCTTTTCCTTCTGGGTTCTTATGATGTCGTCCACCCTCAATGAAGATACCGATAGCACCACCATGACCTGTGCCATCATTGGCAACATCAGAGAATGTAGTACAGTCTTTAATGTATGGAGATCTTGTTAGGATAGATTCGTTAGGGTTAAGTCTAATGTAAACACCGCAAGCAGTAGTTCCAACACCGACTTTGTGTTGCATCTTATCAGTCGTGAATGGATCATTGACATCAAAGTCAAATCCTTTCAATCCCTTCATGGTAATTGACTGAATCGTTGTAGCGTCAGACACGAAGAACATTGTTGAACGATCATTCGGTGTGACACCATCAGTAGATACACCTGCAGCAGGTTCAACTGTAGTACCTCTAAGAACATCACCTGCAATAGAGAAGTTCTTACCAAGTGTAATTGGTAATGTCTCTTTAAATGTACCTGCAGATAGTTTCAAGATAACTGGAGCAGCATTTGTCAATACACCACCACTTACATATTGGTGTGCGATAGTTGAAGGACCTACACGAGTTACAAATGTGCTAGAGTCAGTAACTGATTCTACATTGAAGTAGTAACCTTCAGCACCTGATGGGAATGTAGTTGATAAACCATAGTTACATGTGAACATCAAACCAACAAGTTTGATTTCTTGTCCTGCAAATAATCCGTGGTTAGCAGCAGTTATAGTTGTGATACCAGTTGTCTCATCATAAACTGCGTTTGTAATATCATATGTTGGGTTAGTTGATGTTGATGCGTAAGCAATAGTCTTGAATGAGGTATCAGGAGTCTCTCCTGCATTGTTGTTGTTACCTAATTCAGAGTCAACATAGTATGTCTTAGTTAATTTACCTGAGAAGTTCCATTCAATCTCGTCACTAGAACTAACTCTTAATACAGCACCTTGAGTACCAATACCCTGTCTTGTAGGACCTGTACCATTTCTTGTGAGTAAGTCACCCTTAGTTGTTAGTAGTGCAGCACTATCTCCGATAGCAAATGCTTGCCATATTGTAGAGTCTGTGCCTGGTGTTGTTCCTACATTGGTAGAAGCAACTGAGATGTATGCTGATGATTGGAACTCAGCGATGTCACCTATCTCATAGTATGTGGATGTGGTGTAAGCACCTGTCCAGTTAAATCCTCTATGTAATAGTGACCAACCATTCACACCTGAGTCTGATGTGGTGCTACCAATACCTGTTGGTCTTTGGAATGCTTCAATCTTTAATATGTCAGCTTGATATGTGTTACCACCAAATCTTACAAGCTCACCTTTAGAATAAGATCTTGTTTGATCCCATGCATCGTTACCACCTGTACCGATACCTAAGTTAAGGAACTTCCAATCAGTTGTAGCTTCGTTAGGTTGTAATCCATATGGGTTTGTACTGATAGCAACATATGTTGAACCTTTATACTCAACAATGTCACCTCTTTGATATCTTGTAGTGTCAATATATGAACCTTCGTTTACATATCCGTTATCAAATGCTGCGAAGTTTTGCTCTGGTGGGAAGAATAAATCTGATCCGATTCCCGTCATATCATGAGCAGATGTGTTACCTACACCAGTGGCAGTCTGATCTGCAGGAGATTGGAATGGAACTATAGTACGATATCTTCTTGCTCCATAGGTAATAACATCGTTAATACCATAGTAAGTATTAGTTGTGTATGCACCAACAAAGTTAAGTCCTTCTGCAAATAATTCCCAGTGTGCAGGGAAGTCATTAGAATACCAACTACTTGTTACACCTGTAGATGTATGTTGGTTTGTACAAATGTATAAGTTACCGCCTTCCTTTACAATATCATCTGGGACATAGGATGTGTTAGTTGCCCATTCGTTCTGGTAGTCAAAACCTGCTGTATGAAGCTGCCAGTAAGCACTGTCTCCAGAAAATCCAGATTGTGATCCAGCTGAGGTATGATTTCCGATACAGACATAAGAGTTCGCACCGAATCTCACGATGTCATCTATGACAAAAGCGGTGGAGGTTGTCCAATCGCCACGCCAGTTGAACTTTAGTCTGCCAAGTCTAAATTCTGCCATTGTTAGTAATCTCTATACAGGTCCTGAGTATGAGTGGGATCCGTTGACTTGCAGGACAAGGTATCCTTCAGCGTCTAGGAAATAATTTATGTTTCGTCTATCGAAACGAATCTGTTGGTATTTATCTTGCGGATTGTTGCTTACTGATTTTTGTTCAGTAGTTTCTTCCACATAATCTTGGTAGTCACCAAACCCTTCCACTTGAGTTCCATCTGTTCTAAACGGATCAAAAGTTTCTGTGGTTGATGCAGTGCTCACCTTTGTAAGATGAAGCATAGATTCCGAGTCTCTCCTCAAAGCATACACATAGTATCCTTTTGAATCCTTGGGTTGATAATGAGAGTTGCTTAGTGTGAGTGCCATTAGCTAATGATGTTCCAATAAGATCCGTTCCACAAAAGCATAACAGTGATAGAGGCAACATCTAAAATGAGAGGAGGATCCTCTAGATTTCCGATATGATCTCTAAATTTGTTCACAGCGTCAGTTATAATAACATTATTTATATGCCAGTTGTTTGTGGCATCATGTATTTCTATGCTATCACCGATGGATAAACCAACAGTGGGCATAGCGAATGTTAATTCTGCGGCTGATGTGTCAATAACATAGCGTTTATTAACAGTCATTTGACCGCTAGTGTTTAATAATGTCCAGACTGGAACCGCACCTGTTGCAGCAGATGCAACAGTTTCAATATTATTACCGCTGCGAATGTAGATCTTTTGGTCTACTATATTAATCGCCATTTCTCCATCTTGGAGATCGGACAGACCTGGTATCTGTCCAACGGTCGTACTTCGTTTTGGTTTTATTGCTGTAGGCATTATCTAGACAGACGCTTCTAAGTTATTTATCAGAAATAATTAATGGATATTACTGCTCTTACCTTTTGATCTGTGCAGGTGGAACTATTGTGCGGTATCGACCCGTCAAAAAAGACTATTCTGTTCTCTACACTCTCTACTTTTGTGCCATCTTCAAACTCTGTGTAACCATTATTAGTATTCATATAAAATACAACAGTCTTATGTGGAAAATTATAATCAGTATGCTTTTCATGTACAATTTGTTTACCTTGATTAGTATATAATAATGCTCTTGCTCTGACAATAGCATCCATTTCTATCTGTTCAAAGAAGGGAATACATTCTTGAAAGAAGGAACTGGTAGGTTGATAGTTCTCATATATTCTATGAGTAAAATAAAAATGTTCGTCTTGGTTCTCTCCTACATTGGCAACCTCTGCTTCATACAACCAAGGAAAATTATGTCCTAGTATTGTTTTCTTTAAATGATCAAAGTAATCCTGTGGCAAATAGTTATCTACAATTTTCATATTCTTATTATATTAAATGAAATAGAAATTCTTGTGTCCTTACTACGATTTATATCTACCCTATGTGGTAGGTGTGCAGGAAATAAAAGTAACTGTCCCTCTTTAGGAACTAATGATTCATTAGTATATTTTTCATAGGTAGCACGAGTAAACTCATCAAAACAGTTGAATACAATTGGTTGTTCTTCTGGAGTCTGTACCCAAAGAACTCCTGACAACACACAACCAGGATGAGTGTGCTGTACATTGTAACAGTTCTCATAGTTAAAGTTAAACCACATGTTAGATAACTTTAAGTCATCTAAATGTAAACACGATCTATCATCTCTAGTGTACTCATCTATAGTAGAGATTAAATGTTCTGATATCCTATTTAAGTATGGTGCAAATGATTCTTCTAGATAAAATTGGTCAGGACTTTGATAACCACCTTGATTACTTTTAGCAACAGTTGGATGTTTATAAGAATAATCTATCATCCACTTTATCATATCATCTCTATAGGAACTAAAGTTTGTGTCCTCTGATGAGAGTATTTTTGTTGGGAATAAAAACTCAGGTGGATATAATTTAATAGTCATCAATAAAGATTGAATGCAATGACAGTTCGATACTTGTCACTCATATGAGGAGGAGATTGATGGAATAAATTGCATGGAAATAGTACAAGATCTCCTTCAACAACTTGAATAGATTGTATACCTTTTCCACCATCTAGACTTGGAGATGGTTGTAAGAATTCAGTGGAACCATGTACTGTTGGATCCATCTCAGCATAAAACACACATGCATAACCACGAGGTCCATGATCATGAGGAGCATGGAAGTTATGTTTCGCATATCTTTGTAACCAACACCTAGTCATATCACAAAACTTATACTCAGATTCTTGTAAGAATAAACCAAGGTAAGGTTTTACTATCTCCATGAAAGCAGGTTCATAACGAGGACGATTTGTATGATGCTCCGCATAGTCTCCTCCCTGTTGATGGTAATCAGTCCAATCAATTTCTGGTTGCTGATGTCTCTTATCATCCCAAGGAACCATACCAAGAATCCTTTCTTTGTTCTCTGCCCACTCTTTGATATGAATTTTGTGTACTTCAACTTTCCAAAGTACATTTGTTTGTGCGATAGTCATGAGTAACTGAATAGAAAATGTTTTACAAAGGAATCGGATTTCTCCTCACCAAATTTTGCTTTGAGGTATCCTCTAACTGGATCTAACTTTGTCATGTATGTATCAAAGTCTTTATACTCTTTAGTATTCTCTCCCTCTGGTTTCCAGAAGTCAAGCATCTCTTTGTAATTTCTTAGATACAATTTGAAGAATGACAAATAATTATCTACCTCTTCTGGTTTACAGTAGCGAACAAATATATTTTCAGAAAAATGATTACCCATCTCAAAGAACCTATACTTACCATCGTCTTTTGGTAATCCCTCAACAGAA